GCCGGGATCATCGACGAGATCGCCCGGAAGTTCGGCACCATCAATCACAAAGTACCCAAGAATAAGTTCCACCGCATTGAGGGCGACGAGGCATGGCAGACCATACTGCCCGCCACTTTACCCAACAACGACACCCACAACGGCGAAGGGAGGATTTAGAACCCATGGCAAGCGGATATGCAAACGGCGGCTCCAAAGGCAGGGGCGGAAGACGCGGCCGCGGAAGCAAGCTGAAAAACGCCACCGGCGCGATGAACCGAAGGCTGAACAACTCCAGCTTTATGTCCATGAACAGAAACAACCGCGTCCGCGGCGGAAGGAACGCCACGGTCAATTCTGCGTACTTCTGACAGACACACCCAGCAGGCGCCGTGACAGGCGGAAGCACACGGACGACCAAACAGTCAAGGGAACCCGTAGAAACGATTTAAACGCGTTAAAATCGGCGAGAGGAGGGGGTGAGGAATGCCCCGCGAAGGAAGACCGGAAAACCTCATCCCCAACGACCAGCGAAGCCCGGAAGAGCTCCGAGAAATGACCCGGAAGGGCGGCATCAAATCAGGGGAGGCCCGGCGGCGGAAACGGGACACGAAAGCCGTGGCAAAACTGGTGCTGGAGCTGATCCCCAAGCTGCCCCCCAACACGCAGGCGTCACTGGCCAAGATGGGCCTGGACCCGGCGACCCAACCGGACGTCCGGCTGCTGGCCATGCTCCAGCTCGCGCAAAAGGCGATGAACGGCGACTTCAACGCGATCAAGATGCTGCTGGACTACGGCGGCTACATCGACGCCCGGACGCAGCTCGACAAGGAGCGGCTGAAGCTGGAGAAGGAGCGCGTCCAGTTCCAGTCACAGCAGCAGGGACCGGTCGACACCCGGCCCGTGATCATCGACACCCGACCTGAGGAGGACCAGCCATGAGCGGACCGGTGCGGGGTGTATCGACCTACGAGAATATGAGCCGCGCCTTCTGGGACCTCTACGACGACTTCAAGGCGGACGGCCATACGGAATACTGGCTGAAGGGCGGCCGCGGCAGCGCAAAGTCCTCCGCCATTTCGATCATGATCATCATGGGGATGCTCCGAGACCCGGACGCCAACGCCATCGCCTACCGGCGCGTGGGTAACACCTGCAAGGATTCCGTCTATTCGCAGCTGGGCTGGGCCATATCAATTCTCGGGATATCCCACCTCTTCAAGTTCTACCGCTCCCCGCTGGAGATCGTCTATACGCCCACCGGCCAGCGCATCCTGTTCAGAGGCGCGGACGACCCCATGAAATCGAAGTCGATCAAGCTCGACCACGGCTACTTCAAGTTCCTGTGGTTCGAGGAGCTGTCGGAGTTCCGCGGGATGGAGGATATCCGCGTCATCAAACAATCCGCCTTTCGAGGCGTTGAGCGCGGCATCACATTTTACAGCTACAACCCGCCGCGCAGCGCCCAGGCGTGGGTCAACGCGGAGGGCATGCGCCCGCTGAAAGAGCGGATGGTCCACGCATCCACCTACCTCGACGTTCCCGCCGAGTGGCTGGGCGAACAGTTCCTCGCGGACGCGGAATCGCTGCGAAAGACCAACCACCGCGCCTACGAAAACGAATACCTCGGGAACATCACCGGCACCGGCGGCCAGGTCTTCGACAACCTGGAGCTGCGCACGATCACCGACGAAGAGCTGGAAACCCTCGAGTTCTTCTATAACGGCCTGGACTTCGGCTTTGCCGTCGACCCGGACGCCTTCACCCGCTGGGGCTTCAGCAGGGCGACCCGGCGGCTCTACGCCGTGCGGGAATACTACGGCAGCCACACCCTCACCGACACGCTGGCGGCCAAGGTCAACGAGCTGTCCGAGGGCGGCGTCATTTACGCTGACAGCGAGGACCCGCGGATGATCGCCGAGCTCCGGCAGCGCGGGGTCAGCGCCATCGGCGTAAAGAAGGGACCCGGCAGCGTGGAACACGGGATCCGCTGGCTTCAAAACCTCGGTGCTATCGTCGTGGACGTAGCCAGGACCCCCAACATCGCCCGCGAGTTCAGGCAGTACGAATACGCGAAAGACCGGCAGGGCAACTTCCTGCCGGACGTACCCGACAAAGACAACCACACCATCGACAGCTGCCGCTACGCCATGCGGGCTGTCATGGACAACGAAGCCATGTCCGCGCCGCCTCCGGATTACGGCAACGACAGAGAGAGCTACTGGAGGTGAAGCAATGCCCAGCGCGATGAAAGAATATGGAGCCATAGGCCAGCGGAGATACGCGGGCATCTTTTCAGAGGAGTTTCTGAAAGAGCTCCAGGGCAAGCGCGGAATCGAAATCTACCGCGAGATGTCGGAAAACGACGACGTCTGCGGCGCGATTCTCTACGCCATCGAGGCCCTGATCCGGCAGGCCAGCTGGGAGGTCCGCCCCGGCGGAGACTCGGCAAAAGACAAAGAGGCCGCCGAGTTCGTGGACAGCTGCCTCCACGATATGCAGGACACATGGTCGGACACGCTCAGTGAAATCCTGACCTTCCTCCGCTTCGGCTGGAGCTACCACGAGATCGTCTACAAACGCCGGACCGGCACGTCCAGAGACCCCCGGCTCAAGAGCAAATACACCGACGGGCTGATCGGCTGGCAGAAGCTCCCGATCCGCTCGCAGGAAACGCTGTTCAGGTGGGAGTACGACGACAACGACAACCTGACCGGCATGACGCAGCTCCCGCCGCCACGGTTCCAGATGGCCACCATCCCCATCGAAAAGGCGCTGCACTTCCGGACCAAGAGCCAGAAGAACAACCCGGAGGGCCGCTCCATCTTTCGGAACGCCTATCGCTCCTGGTACTTCAAGCGGAGGATTCAGGAGATCGAAGGCATGGGAATCGAGCGCGACCTCGCAGGCCTGCCCGTGCTGCACACCCCCGAGGGGCTGGACCCCTGGCAGCGCGGCAACGACGTGCTGAAAAGCCGCGCGGAGGCCATCGTCCGGAACGTCCGGAGGGACGCCACCGAGGGCCTGGTGCTTCCGTTCGGCTGGCAGTTCGAGCTGGTCTCCTCCGGCGGCACCCGGCAGTTTGACACGAACGCCATCATTGAGCGCTACGACACGCGCATCGCCATGACCACCATGAGCGACTTCCTGCTGCTCGGCCACCAGAACGTCGGCAGCTTCGCGCTGTCCAGCGACAAGACCCGCCTGTTCAGCATGGCCCTGGGCAGCTACCTCGACATCATCTGCGAGGTCTTCAACAACCAGGGCATCCCCCGCCTGATCGGCATGAACGCGGACCACTTCTCCGGGATCACCGAATATCCGGAGCTGACCCACGGCGACGTGGAGACGCCCGAGCTGAAGGACCTCAGTGCCTACATCAAGGAGCTGACCGGCTGCGGCGTCATCATGCCCGACGAAGACCTCGAGGCCTACGCCCGGAAGATCGCCAATCTCCCCGAGCGCCTGGAGGACACCCAGTTCGACCAGGACGCCCGGCGGCAGCAACAGCAGCAGGGCAGGCAGCGTCAGGACGACGAAAGCCGCCGGACCGCCAGAGACAACGGGCAGGACATCGACACCGACGACATCGACACGGAAGAGGACGACAACATGGCCCGGCAGGCGCGGAAACGTCTGGGCAGATAAACGGCAGCAGGGAGGCGACAGCGCGTGGCAGATAACGACATACTGGCCCGCCTCTCCAGCTTCATCGACTACGAAAGCCCCGAGCTCGCGGAATTCCTCTACGGCATGTGGGGCGACCAGGCGAACGCCATCACCTACCACGAGCTGCGGGACGCGATTATGGACGGCAGCCTCTCGCTGGACTACCTGCGCCAATGGCAGCAGGACTACAGCCGGTTCATCACGGAGGCCTACGCCCCCAGGGTGGACATGGCCGTCGCCCAGGCGGCCGCGGACCTTCGCCGGGAATACGGCGCGGACTTCCACGACCCCATGTTCTCGAAAGTCGACAGCTTCATCCAGACCAACGGCGGACAGCTGATCCGCCAGGTTTCGGTCGAACAGTATCAGGCCGTCAACGCGCTGGTGCGGCAGGCCGCGCTCACAAGCACCCTGACCGTCGATCAGGCCGCCCGCGCCATCCGGCCCTGCGTCGGACTGACCCGGCGGCAGGCGCAGACCACAAAGCGATTCTACGACAACCTGATCGAAGAGGGCTACAGCCACAAGCGAGCGCACGAGCGCCAGCTGGTCTACGCCGCAAAGATACACCGGCGGAGGGCCGCGCTGATCGCCCAGACGGAAATGGCCCGCGCCTACAGCTACGGCTGGCACGCCACCATCCAGCAGAACGTCGAAGACGGCATCCTCCCGCCGGGCACCCGGAAGGTGTGGCTGACGGCAGAGGACGAAAAGGTCTGCCCCGAGTGCGGAAAGATGAACGGCGAGAGCGTCCTGTGGAACGAGCCGTTCAGCAACGGCAGCCTCTATCCCCCGGCGCACCCCAACTGCCGCTGCCACCACAAGATCGACTTCGTGGACCTGCTCCCGCAGGCGCAGATTCACGCGGAGGAGCCGCCGGTCCAGCGGGCGCAGGCACAGATTGCGGCAGACGGGGATGAAACCGCATTCACAAGCACAGAGGCCCACGGCCAAGTCGTAGAAACCCAGCCAAGCATTGCACAGCAGTACACGGTACGAAGCGAAGATGAGAGGCCGAAGTACCTAACTCCAGAGGACTACGACGTCGAAATTGATCGACTCCGGGAACAACGGCGTGCGCTGTTTGAGGCCGACGGATACGATAAAGCAGAAACCGACAGACTACTCCAGCAGGTGCTTGACCTTGAAGATCAAAAAACCGATTTCTCGATAGCCTATAACTTTTCAGGCGGAGATATAAGGCTCGTAAACATGATACGCAGCGGGGACGCCCAACAAATAGGCACCGCCGTGGAAGAAGTGCTCGACGG